CAGCTATTACTATACCTTCAGCAAGGCCGACCTCGCGCGCGACAATGTGCGGAGAAAGCCTGCTTTCGGCAAGGTTGACCCCGCAGTTATGGGGCAGACAGACAACACCTACAAATGCGAGGTGGACCAGATCATCGTTGGCATCGATCAGATCGCCACGCTGGACTACAGCCGCAGCAGAGCGCCGGGCGTGGCGGACCCGAGACGCGCAAAGGTGCGCTTCGTGACCGAGCAGCTACGTCTCCACCTGGACATTCTGTTTGCAAACAAATACTTCAAAACCGGCGTCTGGACGAACGAGTGGACCGGTAAGGCGAGCAATCCGAGCACAAATGAATTCATCCAATTCGATGCTTCCGGCTCCGATCCGATCGGCCTTTTTGACACCCTGATCGCCACCATCAAGAAGAACGGGCGCAGAAAGCCGAACCGCCTAGCGCTGGGCATCGAAGCGTTTAATGCCCTCAAGAACCACTCCGACATTGTGGAGCGCGTAAAGTACACGGGTACCACTGCGAACCCCGCCAAGGTCACCCCGCAGGTGCTGGCGGAACTTCTCGGCATCGAGCAGGTTAAGGTTCTAGAGAGCACGTACAACGCTGCAGGGATTGGCTCCGAGTTGATGGAGTTTGTGTGCAGCCCGAAGGACGCGCTTCTCTGCTATGCACCGGCAAGCCCCTCCATCGACGAGCCAGCCGCAGGATATATCTTCACATGGGATATGCTCGGCAACGGCCAGTGGACGGCAATGGATCAGTTTGAGGGCGAAAAAGGCACGCACAGCGAGTTTGTCGAAGGCATCATGTCCACCGACATGAAGAAGACCAGCGACGACCTGGCGATCTACCTCAAGGATTGCGTGTAACGGGAAGGAGGAGCAGGAATGGACGGCTATATCGTTAAGAAAAAGAGCACAATCCTGAAAAAGACCTATCTCCCCGGCGAAACCGTCCAAAAAGACGCTGTCCCTTCCGACCTTGTCGGCGTGCTCATTGAGAAGGGTTACATCATGGAGATCGGCGCGAACAGCACTGGGACTGGGGAGCAGACCAACGTTGACAATAAAACGCCGATTAAAGTGCCCGTTTACACCCAAGACGGCGTGCTGGAACTCGAAATGACGCCGGAGGATATCGTTCAGGCCATTGGAATCGTGCAGCTTAATGCGAATGACGCGATAACCGCGATCAAGGAAATGGATGACAAGGACGAAGCCCTGATCCTCATTGACGCTCTGGACAACAGAAAAACCGTCAAGAATGCGATCAGGGCAAAAGTCGGCGCGGCGACGGAGGAAGACACCGGCGACGGAAAGGCGGAGGGAGAAGGCGCAGGTGATGTGTAATGGCAAAAACATACACATATGACCCGAGCCAGATCAATACAAGCGGCAAAGACCGCATGCGGTTTGAACTCGGGGACACGATGGTGGAAGGTGGCGCGGAAACCTGCGCTCTGACCGATGAGGAATACAATGCCATCATAGGGGCTTACCCGTCGAAATGGAGAAAGGCGAAGCTGGAACTGCTGAAAAGCATCCTCATGAGGTTTGCCTACGAAGTGAACACCACGGTCGGCCCTCTGTCCCTTCAGCTGCGCGGTCGTTTTGACGCTTGGAAGCAGATGCATGACGAACTCGTGGCGGAGGTCGGGAACATGGGCATCCCCAGCCTGAACCCGCACATCACCGAAAAACCGCCATACTTCTACGAGGGCATGCATGACAACCGAGCTGCAGGCGGCACGGGAGGAGGCCGCAGGCGCGATGAGTAGAACAGGCAGCCCCATGTATCTGCAGACCGGTAACCTTTTCAAGGACTTTACCATCGAAAAGAAAAGCGAAGGCACGACCGCGCGCGGACGGGTAAAAGCCAGCTACGATAGGAGCGAAGGCACCCAGCTGCGCGCGGTTCTTGCTGACGCAGACCCGCAGGAAAAGGAACGCTGGCAACAGCAGCAACATCCCATTACCCATATCATCACCCAGAGAGGAGCTCCGCTCGCGGAAGAAGGAGATCGGCTGATTTTCGGTCAGCGGATTTTCTATATCCAAGGCGTGGATGATCCCGGAAGCCTCGGCATCTGGACGATCTACTATGTCCAAGAGAGAAGCGATACGCATGGAGATTAGCATCAAGGACATTACTGGAAAGGCGGTTGGTAAGGTCAACAAGGAAGTCGCATCGCGGGCATTCCGCGCGGCAAACGAGCTGCGGAATTCGGCACTGACCGTGTTGCGTGGCCGGCGTAGCGGCAGGCAGTACAAGAAACCGTTCTCCAGGTCGATCTACACGGCATCAGCACCAGGGGAACCGCCTGCAGTACGAAGCGGCGCCCTGCGCGCAAGCTGGAAAGCGGCGGCGGCATCGCAGGGAGAATCAGAAGACACGGTCACCGTGAAGCCAGCAATCACGACGGACGTGAAATATGCTCCGTGGCTTCAGAAGGGGACGAGAGACGGAAAGATCGCGCCCCGGCCTTTTGAGGAGCCGATTGTCAACGGAGCAAAGAGCAAGGTGGCGGCAATTTTCAAAGAGCCGTACCTGAACAAATAACGGAGAAAGGAGGAACGCCATGTCGCTGATTATAAGCACAACCGAGCAGGTCTTCAACCCGCAGGATATCGAGCAGGGCGACCTGATCAGAGCAAAATACAGCGGCTGGGGCAGCTGGAGAAATGGTATCGTGACAGCGGTGCAGCCGGATAAGCTCACCGTTTTATTTTTGCCCGGCGTGGGTAATGTTACCAACTACTTCCAGATTGCGGCCAGCGAAGTCGAGGCCGGAAGCTGGGCGGTTAAATGGACGACCGACCTTGTGACGATCAAGACAGAGGGCGTGGGCGCCTGAGATGCCAGCGATTGAGGAACTGCTCTATGCGCGCATGACGACCTATCCGGCGTTAATCGGAAAGCTGGCTAAGTACGACGACGCCCCCGCTGTTTTTTACCAGATCGCACCGAGTGATAAGGCGGGCGGATGGAATAATAAAGTGCAATACCCGCGCATAGATGTCACCGTCGACATGCAGGCGAACCCGGAGCGGCAATCCTCCGGGCAGGCGATAATCAATATCTGGTGCAATGAGACAGGGATGATGCCGGAGGAAATCGAACCGGACGTGCGCGCCGCGCTCTGCGGCGTATTCATGACGCCGGAGGGAGAACCGCCTTACTGCCTCGCATGGCAACGGACAGACGCATTCGAGGACAGCAGAGGCGAAGCGGATCAAGGAAACCAGGTCATCGGGATGACGATACTGTTTGACATCTTCGCCTTCCCGAACCAGATCACCAGTGACCCAGACCCCATCATGGCAATGAACCGCTTCATGAAAGAACTGGAGTCGGGCGTGACCGTCATCGGGCACGATACGCTCACGCCATACTACGAGCCGCAGGCCGCAGCGCCTGCTTTTTATTTTCGCATTATCAGCATGGAGACGTCGGACGAGACGAACACGGTCGCATGGATGAACGGTACGATAGCCGGCCATGTTTTCGCGCCAACGGCGGAGGCAAGACTGCGCTGGATCAAATACCTGATTGACACGCTTGCGCTCGCAGGAGAGATTACCATGCTGGACAATTCCCCAATGATGATACGAAGGCTCACGGCAGACGCCGGTCTCGACGCGCTATCGCAGGGGCAAATCCGCATGCAGGTGCGCTTCGGAATACTTCGGCGGGCGATGTACCAGCCGCTCACGCACGTCAGCATAAAGGAAGGATGAAAACGCCGACCTGATGCTAAACACAAGAAAGGAGCATTTATATGGCAGATACAAAGAAACAGGCGACCGATGATGTCGCCACCCCGACCGCGACCGAGGTCGAGTCGGAATATAGCGTCGCCGAGTTTGCAGCACATGCCACGAACATCTTCGGCGTCATGCCCGAGTGCGTAATCGCGGCCTTCCGCGTGGCGGGCAAAGACAAAGCCACAAAACGGGACGCAGAGATAATCATCAAGAACTTCATGAAGAAGGAGGTAAAGTAAAATGCCTGGGACTTTTGTGGTGGGCGAAACCAAGGTCCGCCCCGGTGTCTACACCAGATACGAGAACGCAGGCGGCGTCCCGCTCGCCGGCGCGAGCAACGGGATAGGCGCTGCCATCATCAGAGCAAACTGGGGGCCGCTGAACCAGCTCAAGTGGATTGAGGACCCGACCTCCGCCGCGTCCGTTTTCGGAGCCAGCGGAGTAGGCCACACCATTAACATCGTAAACGAGATGTTGACTGGCGGGGCCGCCAAAGTGGCGGTTGTTCGCGCCGGCACGGGTGGAAGCGCCGCAACCATCACCCTCAAAGACACTACAGCGACGCCGGTCAATGTCGTAACGTTGACGGCCAAATTCGTGGGATCGCGGGCGTTTTCCGTAACCATCAAGGACAGTCTGAGCGACAGCACGAAGCGCGAGTGCATTATTTACTCGGGTACAACCGAATTCGAGAAGGTCACCTTTGCTAAAGGAGCCTCTGGAGGCGGAGAACCTGCAGCTCTGGTGGCCGCGTTCGCCGACAGCGCAAACTTCACCGCGACGAAGGTGGCGGACGGCAACATGCTGATGGCGGCAGTATCAAGCTCCGCCTTCACCCCAGGAACTGATCCGACCGCTAGCACGGCCGAATACAGCGCGGCCCTCAACCTACTTGAGGCGGCGTCTTGGAACGTCCTCATCGTGGATACCAACGATACCGCCGTTCACGCTCTGGTGGCCGCGTTTATCGACCGCATCTACGAGGCGGGCAGCAACAGCATTGCCGTCCTTTCGGAGGCCAAGAGCGTCGCGCTCGCAACCCGCATGGCTGACGCAGCGGCATTCAACGATGAGAAGATCGTCTACGTCCTGAACAGTGCCTACAACAGCAGCGGCACCCTTTATGACGGGTACCTGATGGCGGCACGAATCGGCGGCATGGTGGCGGCAATCCCGTCCAACCAGAGCCTCACGCATGGAGTCGTCAGCGGTATGACCAGCCTCGCGGAGTCGATGACCAACACGGAAATCGAAACTGCGCTACAGTCCGGCTGCCTCGTGCTGTCCGTCAACGCATCCGGCCAGATTTGGATCGAACAGGGCATCAACACTCTGATCACCCCGAGCGGCAATCAAGACGCCGGATGGAAGAAAATCCGCCGCGTGAAGACCCGCTTCGAACTCATCGACCGCATCACGGACACGACGGACCCGCTCATCGGAAAGGTGAACAACGACGGAGACGGACGCGCAGCGGTCATCGCCGCAGCCAATGGCGTCGTCAAGAGGATGATCGGAGAAAAGAAGCTGCTCGATGGTTCCGTCACGGAAGACCCGTCCAACCCCGCCCAGGGAGATAGCGCGTGGTTCATTATCGCCGTGGACGACATCGACAGCATCGAACGCGTATACCTGACCTTCCGGTTCAGGTTCACCGCTGAGAGCTAAGAAAGGAGGAAGATGAGACATGTTTAACAATAGAGGACCAATTGATACACGAAAAGCGCTGACCGGCAAAAACGGCGCTCTTTTCAATGATGCCGGCACGATGCTGGCCAGCGTCGAAACATTCCAGACGCAGGTCAACGTCACGAACGCGAAATACCAGCCGCTCGGCGACGCGCAGGAGCATGAAGTCTTTCAGGCTTACGGGGTGACACTCACTTTTACGGAGATCGTCATCGAGGACGAGGGCTTTATCAGCGAGCTTTTCGAGGCATTTGCAACTGGAGTCATGCCGGAATGGAGTTTTCAGGGTGTGGTACAGGGACGAAACGGTTCGGAGCAGAGAATGGTTTACAGGGGCTGCGTGCCCTCTGGTACCATTGACCTACAGAATCTTCCCGTGGGGGAAATCATTAAGAGAGCCTGGAGCTTGTATGTCAACGATCCGCCCGAACTACAAAGCCTATTGACAGCATGACGGTGACCGACACGAAACCATTAACAGCCCGCGTCAGGGTAAAAGCTGGCGTGGGCATAAATTTTTGATTTTAGGAGGCTCATGAAATGACAACTAACGAGAAGGCCACAAAGGACGCCGAGCTGGAAAACGACCTGACTATACAGGACGCAGAACTCACCGATGAGGAAGCCAAAGGCCAGCTCCGGACATACGAGGGCGACATCCTGAAAGGACTGCTGGCAGCGGCGGACTTCAAGAGCGACGAAGACAGCGTAACACCGATTGAAATCGTGCGCAGCGGCGTCGTCCTGTTCACCTTCCGCATTCGCCCCCTTACGGAGGAAGAATACAACCTCTGCAAGGAGAAGAACACGAAGTACGTCCGCAACAAACAGCTGGGCATCAAATTCCCCGAGGACACCAACGCGACGCGGTATCGCAGCCACCTCATCTACATGGCGACGGTCGAGGAAGACCGCGAGAAGGTTTGGAACAACAAAGACGCATGGAGAGCGCCGAAGATCAACGTCACCAACGGCATCGACCTCATCGACAAAGTGCTCCTTGCCGGCGAAAAGAACGCCGTCCTCGACAAGATCGACCAGATCAGCGGTTATTCATCCACTCTTGAGGAAGTCGCAAAAAACTAATCGAGGCAGGCGGGCTGGCAACCGTCCTGCACCACATTTTTCAAAAGCAAGGAATCCCGCCAGACGATGTATTGGCGAAACCGCCCGGCGTCAGGGCGTTTATGTACGCATCAACCCGGATAGCGGTTGAGGGTGAAGACCACCCGCCAGAACAGGCTTAAACGCCCCCGAAAGGCGTTTTGTTTGTTTCATAAGGGATTACACTACCATGCATAAGAAAACGCGCCACAGGGCAAATCTGAGCGCCTCGTGGCCTTTTGTTCGCGAGTACAAGTTGACTTTTTGCGCGGGAAGGAGGTGAGAAGTAATTGGCAGAGACGTTCCGCATCGAAATACCGATCGAAGTGCAGGACAAAACAGAGCCGGGGATATCCCGCGCGACACAGAAGATGAACGGTTTTGATAGAGCGAACCAAAGGACCCAGGAGCGGCTGAACAAAATGAACCGCACCAAGTACCAGGTCGTTCTCGATGCCTTGGACAAGGCTTCCATGGTTGTAGGGAGAGTGTCGACGAACGTGCGGGGCATTGCAGGCAAGACATTCACCTTTACGATGAAGGTGTTCGACATTGCAACAGCTCCCCTGCGCGGGATTTGGAACATGGTGACGTCCATTCAAGGGGCGATTTTGGGAGCTACCGGGGCGTTTGCAGGGATATACAAGCCGATGGAAATCGCCGGCGACTACGAACAGACGCAGATTGCATTCGAGACGATGCTCAAGAGCGCAGAAAAAGCGGAGAAATTCCTGGAGGATGCCTCCGATTTCGCAAACAAGACGCCCTTTGAATTCCCCGAGCTGATCAACAGCAGTAAGCTGCTTTTGGCGTTCGGGTTTCAGTCGGAAAAAATCCTCGACCTGATGACAACCATCGGCGACACCGCTAGCGGACTGGGAGCCGGATCGGAAGGCATCGACCGCATCACAAGGGCGCTTGGCCAGATGCAGGCAAAAGGCAGGGCGCAGGCTGAAGAACTGCTACAGCTTCAAGAACTTGGCGTCCCGGCAAACCAAATCCTGCAGGAGGAACTCGGACTCACCGGAGAGCAGGTCGCCAACATCGGAAACGAAAGCATCGAGGCCGCAAAGGTCATCGACGCGCTGCTCCGGGGCATGGATAAGCGCTTCGGCGGTATGATGCAGAAACAAAGCCAGACCGCGAAGGGCATGATCTCCACCCTTACCGACACGCTCAAAAACAGGCTTCTTCGCCCGTGGGGGCAAGGACTATGGGAAGGCATTAAGCCCGGCCTATCCAAAATCACGACCTGGCTGGACGAAAACGGCGACACCGTCGCGGCGTGGGGAGAGGCGTGGAAAGAAGCCGGAGCCAACATCAGCAAGTGGGTAATGGAGAAGGTGGAAGCCCTTCAGGACAGCATCCGGAGGATGGTCAACTCCCAAGAATGGAAGGACGCAAAGACCTTCGGAGAAAAGATGAAAATCGCATGG